TGTAAAAATAAAAGAAGGTGCAACAGGATTTATGTTTATACATAGGTCAGTATTTGAAGAATACGACCAGCACCACCCTGAAAGACTGTATACTCCTGACCATGTAAGAGAAGGAGAGTTTGAACAGGGCGAACAAATAATGGCATACTTTGATTGCATAATCAATGAACAGAATAGATATCTAAGTGAAGATTACATGTTCTCTGAAACTGTAAGAAGTTTTGGAGTAGACATATGGTGTTTACCTATGATAGAACTAATGCACTGCGGTAGTCACATATTTCAAGGTAAATTGATTGATATGGCTCAGGCAGGAGTACACGCAACTTTAGACCCTGACGATGTTGGAAAGGTACATAAGCGGAAGTTAG